GCCTACTGGCAAGGGCAGCTGCAACAGCTCGCCCAGCAGCACGATCTAAGCGAGCGCCTGGAAGACTTGGCCACGCGCGATAGCTGGACACCCGACGAGCTGGCCGAGGCCAAGCAAGCCGTGGGGTACTACAGTGCCTCACTCCCGCGCGGATAGAGCGGTACGCTGACGCGCGCTTGCTCGTAGGCGATCTCTTGTTCTGGGAGCGGCTGCAGCGGGCGACGCTGCACCGTGGCGCCCTGCAGCCGCTCCATCAGGTAAGCGGCAGCCTTGCGGGTGCTCTCCCCCTGGAGGTAAGCGTATTGGGTGAACCAAATGGTGATGGTTTCTGTCAGCACGGCCTGCCCTGGCTTGCCGCCAAAGCCGGTTTGATTCCCCACCCGTTCCACAATGGCTTCGATGGCGGACTGCTGTACCGTTCGTTCAGGGTCGGGCCTAATGACGCTAGCGTCACCCGGTACGGGGGGCGGTCGCAACCATACGGCCGGCACGGTGGCAATTGTGTTGCCGTCCGCATCGACGTATTTGTATTGCCCCAGCTCATCTGCCAGCTCGTTACGGATTAGCTGGTAGACCGTGCGCGGGTCGTTGGCGGTAATGGTGCGTACTGTTGCCACTACAAGCCCTGCAACCGCCGCTTGAACTGCTCAGCAAAGTTCTTGGGGATTGAGTAATTCTCTAGCGCCCGGTTTATCCACGGGCGCGCCAACAGCCGAGTGCCGTTGGAGAGGGTCGCGCCCTCATGCACGATCGCGGCGTAGCGGGCACTATAGCTAATTTCGGCCTGCGTGCCCTGCACCCGGCGCACCTCTTTGCTTTCCTTTAGGTCGCCCCTGTCAATAATGTCGCGCGGAGAAAACACAACCCGCCCGTCGCTGCGGACAGTTTCGCGCGGCCAATCCCACTGCTCGCTCTCCATTTCTTTGTCGAGCTGGCGGGACACGGCCTGGATGACAGGATCCCAGCTTTCTTTAACGAACTGCTCGACGCGCCGCGTCCTGAAGTTGGCTTTGTAATAGCGGCCGCTACGCTGGGGCAATGCTGCAAGCCTCGCCAAAATGGCTGCCTTGTTTTAGCGCTTGAGTTTGAGCTTCCTGAGTCCAAAAGAGCCTCGCTCGTGTGAACTGATGCGAATAGCGGTAAAAGAGCGCATATCGCGCCTCAAATTCTTCGAAAGCGCTCACGGTAGCGAGGTCGGTGCCGGCCAGCGGGATGCACTTAACGCAGTCTATCCCTTTGTCGCTTTCCCCTAGCCCCAAAAACCATTGGGGTTGCTCAGGCTCGTCGGCATCGACAATAAGCAAGTAGTCGGGGCCTTCAAAGTCGT